TCCGTGAAGGTAAAATATGCCTAACGGGGCGTTACGAAAAACGCGCCATCGTTGTCTGCATCAATCCGCCTGATGAAGCGCGTCCAAAATTCCTTTTTTTCATCGCGGGAATAGGTTTCGTATTCTTGCAGCTCCTTTTTTAGCGCGTCCAAATTGATTTCTGGCCTTTCTTCCGTAGCTTCAAGTGCTTTTTTCAAGCTCGCATACTCCCGCTTGTATTCGTCCAACTCAATCAGATCGTTTAGGTATAGCGTTTTTAGCTTGCCCATTTTCTTTCGTATTGAGTCCGCGCTTTGCGTGGGCTTTTTATCTGCCTTTTTATAGTACCGATTGTTCCGTTCTGCGATTCCCTCCATCTCGTGTAGTAGGTAGTCTTCCAGCGCATCTTCTCGGATCCTTTTTGTATGCGGGCAAGCGGAGTTGTCAAGCATCCGCGTCCGGCATCGGTAGTATGTATATGTTTTTTTTACGGTTTCCGATTGCATCGTTTTCCCGCACTCTTTGCAGCGCAATATCCCGGAAAACAGATACACGCGATCCGTGCCAACTCCCGCACAGCGTTGTGACCGCTGGCGAATAATATCATTTACAAGGTCAAAGTCCTGTTTGCTCACCAGCGCGGGACAGGCATTTTCGATGCCGTACACCTCCCCGATGTAAAGACGGTTCCGGAAATAGTTTACATACTTGTTATAAGCCCGGTCAATTCCCCATGTATCAAGCATATATCGCTTTACGGCAAGGACGCTTTTTAGCCGGATAAACGCGGCAAACATATCTCGCGCCGCATCTGCCGTGCCGTTATCAATCTGGTATTGCCTGTCCTTGATGGCATAACCTAACGGTGCTTTTGAGCCTGCCGGCTGCCCTTTTGCCCGTTTCCCATCATTGATAAATTTGATTCGTTCGCTTGTGCGGTCGGCCTCATCTTGCGCAACGGAAAGCATGATATTGACCTTTAATCGCCCGGACGCGGTGCGCGTCTCGTAGTCCTCTTCCGTCGCTTGCCATGTTACGCCGTATCGGTCGAGCTGCGTTTGCACGTCATAATACCCCGCGACATTGCGGAACCAGCGGTCAAGCTTAATAAATAGAATCGTGTCTACCTTCCCCGCTTTGCAATCGCCCAGCAGCCGCAGGAGCGCCGGACGTTTTTTATACGGCTTTCGCGCGGATATTCCCGCGTCCTCATAGATACCCGCCACGGTCATTTTGTGTTCTTGGGCATATCTTGTCAGCGCATCTCTTTGCTCTTGCAATGACAGGCCATGCCGCGCCTGTTCGTCGCTCGACACGCGGATATACAGTGCTGCTCTCATCACCGCCCCCTCCAAAATCCGTAATCTGCGCAATGCAAATCGACATACACGCACCACGCGGTCAGTAACACCACCACCACAAATAAAATAAAAATCACGGCGTTGCGGATATGGACACCACGCCGCATAATCTCGATCATGTCTTCCTTTGCGTCAACATGGCGCTCCAGCTCGTCATTTCGCGCCTGCAAGGTCTCTTCGTTCCTTGTCAGCCGTTCGGAAATTCCGAACACCTCGTCAAGTGAGATCCCAAGCGCCTTGCAGATAGGCGCGACGGTGTAGATGGACGGGGCTTTGGAAAACTTTGAAAAGAAGTTCTGCACGGTGGACAGTGGCACGCCGGAAGTGTCTGAAATTTCCTGATAGGTCAGTTTCAATTCTTCTTTGCGGATTTTGCACACCTCTTGGATGTTCATTTATACCACCTTAATTTCTTCGATTTTCACGCCGCGAAGTCGCAAGATGAGGGCTTGCCGAACCTCGTTGAACGCTGTCTTGTTGCAAGGTTTTGGCCTTGAAGTAGTCAAGCAACGCGGAGTATGGTCAAATCATGCAACAGCGACCGCTCCGCGCTGTCTGCACAAAGCCCTCTGCCGTTGTTGCGGAGACGGCAGAGGGCTTTTCTCTTACTTCATACCAAGGAGTTTGCCAAGTTTTTTTTGCCGCCCCGCTTTGGTCGTGGGAATCCCAGTTTCTTTTGAAATTTTCCTTTTCATCTTCGTGATTCCGAGCGCACGCTTCCAACTAAAGGACAGGCCGGGGATTTTGCTCTTCGCCATTTGGCGCACCACCTTTTGGCTTTATATTTTCGACTGCACAAAGTGCAATAATCGACATATAGTAAAATAAAAAGCGGTCCTGCGACTGCGCGTCGCTCCACAATATTTTTTAATTGTTGCACAGCGCCGTGCAGCAAACGCCTGTTGTGGAAATAGGTATGAATACCGAAAAGGAGGTCGAAGCATGGACGCACAGGTGCAAGCGGCGGTGGCGCTTTATCTGCTCCTAACGCCGAAGCAGAAAGACGAAATGCTCGCGCTGATTGAGCGCATCCTCGCGGAGGAGGAGCAAAAAATAGCCTTTGAGCTAAACGGAGGGACGAAAGATGTTGTGTAATGACGCGAAATGTGATACAATGATTAGAGAAAAACTGAAAGAAAAAATTCTCACTATGAGCGATGCGCAGCAAAACGCATTGTTACTTGCTGCGCGCGAGATCAGGAGAAAATCGAAAGAACAAAGGAGAGAACTTTATGAAAATGCTCAACAAACAAGGTAAGCAAAACGCTTGTGACGCTGGAGAATCCAGCAACGACAAAGTCGTGCTTTCTCTGCTTCTGGCGATCAATGACCGCTTGTCTCTCCTTCCGGTCATTCTCGGCCTGTTGGTAGGCAACATAATTGCGAAAATCATTGATGCGCTCTTCTTCTAAGCGCTTCATCTGCCCAACGACCGAATCCTCCTCACGTATACGCTCGGTCGGCAAGCCATCTTTTATCCAATCGTTCATCGCTTGCTCATCAAAAATTGCGCATAGCGCAACAACTCGTTCAGCTCGGCGTCGGTCGCCGTATCGATAAAATCAAACAGCTCTTGAACGGTAGGACTTACGCCCTCGATCTTCGGATCGAGGGCGCTTTTTTTTGCGCCTTTTTCCGGCAGAACGGGAAGCTCGTCTCCGTCCAGCTCGGCAAGGGTGATGCCGAAATGGTCGGCGATCTTCTGGCGGGTCTTTGGGTGCGGAACAACACCGTTATCAAGCCAGTTAATAAGAGACGACTGACTGCAACCGAAAAGTTTTGCAAGTCGGTAGTTGGTTAGATTCTCTTTTTCTTTTATATACTTCAAGTTTTGTGCAAAGCTCATAAAAATATCCCTTCAACTTCGTCACAATAATATTTCAACATATATTGACTTATACTTCAACTTAAAGTATAATCTTTTTCGTGGATAGGCAATAAGAAACCTGACCACCCCGGCAAATCGGGCTGGTGAGAAACATATAGTTGTCGCAAACTTAGAGTATCACCATTGCTCCAATTTGTCAATAGAATACTCTAAATTTGGAGGTGAAAAGGTGAGCTTACCGGAAAATCTGGCTCGACTGCAAGCCGAGCGTGGCGAGACGAATTACCGTCTTGCCAAAGAAATTGATGTATCTCAGACATCAATCAAAAACTGGAAGGACGGCGCGCGCCGCCCGCACCCGCGTCAAATCAAGAAACTGGCGAATCACTTCGGCGTGCCCGTGGACGAGCTGCTGGAATCCAGCGATGGGCAGTAAAAAAATGCCCCGCCCAATGTTGCAGCATTGAGCGGGACGGCGGAACAAATCTTAGGCTTAGATATGTGTCCTGTGGCTATTTTAGCACAGGGGAAAGGAAAAGGCAATGAGTAAAAAGCCGGAATACAAAATCATTTGGGTCACGCCCCCCGACCCTGTAAAGTTGGGGACGATCATGGGCGAGATTTACGCGCGCGGCAGAGGGCTTGAGTTTGTCGGCCTTGTGCCGAACGGAAAGGATAGCGGAGGTGCGAAATGAGCGTGTTTGCATGGGCGCTGACGTATATCGGCGCGGCTACGGTGAGTTATCTGTTTATGCGGCTGCTGGACAAACTGGACAGGCCGGGGAAGTAAAATTAATAGGGAGGAAAGACGATGCGGGACGTGCTGAAAGCGGCGGGGCGACCGGTATGAGAAGCGCGATGCAGTATAGCGAGCCGGAGCGCCCATTGGAGCCGAAGGACTACGATCTTCCCGTCTGCCCCGTGTGCGGGGAGGAGACGGACACCTACTACAAAAACAAGGACGGCGTCATCGTGGGATGCGAGTTTTGCATCGACGCGGTGGACGCATGGGAGGGAAAGGAATGAATATGAGCTTGTACCACATCGATCAGGAGCTGGAGAACCTGATCGACCAGGAAACCGGCGAGGTGCTTGATTTTGATGCGTTTGAGGCGCTGCAAATGGCGCGGGACGCCAAGATCGAGGGCGTACTCTGCTGGACAAAGAATCTGGCGGCGGAGGCAAAGGCTATCCGCGAGGAGGAGAAGGCGCTTGCCGAGCGGCGCAAGGCTATGGAGAGCAAGCGGGAAAAGCTGCTTGCCTATGCAGAACGGGCGCTGGGCGGCGCGGCGTTCCAGACGGCGCGGTGTGCCGTGACGTATCGCAAAAGCACGGCGGTGGAGATCACCGACATGGACGCTGTGGTGAAGTGGTGCATGGACAACGGCTACGACGGCAAGATCACCTTTGCCCAGCCCACGGTGAGTAAGACGGACATCGCGCCGCTTCTCAAGTCCGGCGTGTCTGTGACCGGCGCGGAGCTGTGCGAGAAGCTGAACATGGGGGTGAAGTGATGGATAACATGACGATCTACAATGCAGTTCGTAGTGTGCCGGACAGCGCCAAAAGACGCATCGAGGCGGGGCGCTTGAAGGGCAAGACAGACATTAACCCCATGTGGCGCATCAAGGCGCTGACAGAGCAGTTTGGGCCCTGCGGCTATGGCTGGAAATACGTTATCACTGACAAGAGGTTGGAGCAGGGCGCAAATGGCGAAGTAGCCGCATTTCTGGACATTGATCTGTTTGTAAAGGCAGGCGGCGCCTGGTCTGACGCTATCCCCGGCACTGGCGGCAGTGCGTTCGTGGCAAAGGAGAAGAACGGCCCATATACCTCCGACGAGTGTTTTAAGATGGCGCTGACTGATGCTATCTCCGTGGCGTGTAAGGCGCTTGGATTTGGGGCGGACGTGTATTGGGACGCCGACAAGAGCAAGTATGACAAGCCGGATAAGTGCGAAAAGAAGCCGGATAACAAGGCAGATGCGCCGATGCTGTGCGAGCATTGCGGACTTCCCATTAAGTCGGTGAAGCGCGGGGACCGCGTGTATCCCACCAGCGAGATCGCGGAGAACTCCGTGAAGAAGTACGGCAAGCGGCTGTGCTGGGTCTGCATGAAGGCAGCCAACGCGACGGGGAATAACCATGCAGCAGATAACGGTTGATGCGGCGCGGTGGTCGCAGGACAGCGATGGGGCGTGGCTGTGTCTACGTGTGAAGTCTCCAGAGGCGGCAATGGAGTTGTGCGACACCATAAAGCCGGGGAAGGAGTACACCGCCACCATCAAAGGCAAGGGGCGGAGCCTCGATGCAAATGCCTACGCATGGGTACTGCTGGACAAGCTGGCGGCGCACTACGGCGTTGCGAGAGAGAATGTATACCGGCAGGAGATACAGAGCATCGGCGGTGTAAGCGAGGTGCTGTGCCTGCGGGAAAAGGCGGTGGAAGCGTTCTGCCGGAGCTGGGAGCGGAACGGTATCGGCTGGATGACCGATACCGGCCCCAGCAAGCTCAAGGGCTGCGTAAACGTGACTGTATGGTACGGCAGCTCCGTATACGACACGGAGCAGATGGCGCGGCTGATAGACGCCATTGTGCAAGACTGCCGGGATGTCGGCATTGAGACCATGACACCGCGAGAGCTGGATGCCCTCGTTAGCCGGTGGGGAGAGGTTAGCGTATGAACGACAAAAGATGCTTTTTGTGCGGCCGGAATGACACCGGTGACCCGCTGGAGCGTCACCACATTTTTGGCGGCGCGAATCGGAAGAAAAGCGAGAAGTACGGCCTTGTGGTGTACCTGTGCGGCAATCGCTGCCACCGGAACGGGCGCGGCGCGGTACACAAGAACGGCGACCAGATGCGCCGTTTGAGACGGTACGGGCAGCTCAAGGCGATGGAGGAGCAGAGATGGACGGAGGCGGACTTTCGCCGCGAATTTGGGAAAAGCTATTTATGAGAAGAGATAAGAGATGCTGAACAAGATTTTCATCATGGGCCGGTTGACACGCGATCCGGAGCTGCGCAGGACACAGAACGGTACAGCCGTCACCAGCTTTACACTGGCGGTAGACCGGGACTTTAAGAACGCGGACGGCACTAAGGACACGGATTTTATTGACGTGGTTGCATGGCGCACCACCGCCGAGTTTGTGTCCAAGTATTTCTCCAAGGGGCGCATGGCCGTGGTGGAGGGCCGCTTGCAACTGCGGGACTGGACGGACAAGGACGGCAATAAGCGCCGGAACGCCGAGGTGCTGGCGGACAACATTTACTTTGGCGATGCCAAGAAGGACGCGGACAGCGGCGCCAAGAAATACGCGGGCGGACAGTTCGGGGAGGTGGACGAGGACTTCGACACGGACGACGATATGCCGTATTGATAGGAGGTAGAGCGGCATGGATTACTGGCACAAGCGGTACACCTGCCCATACTTTACCAGCAGCGAGAAACGGCGGGTCTGCTGCGAGGGAGGTAGCCGCGTCAGCTTTGAGACGGGCGGCGCGGCATCCCGCTTCATGAGTCAATTCTGTGCTGGGACGTGGGAGCATTGCACCATCGCACGGCACCTGACGGACGAGTACGAACGAAAGGAGGAAAAGAATGGGAAATAGGCGTATCGCCGAAGGAGTGGGAGGCGGTGCATAGTGGCTCTTGAGTACATTCCCTTTTATTACAGTTATCGCAAGAAATTAGAGAAACTCTCAGATCAAGAGGTAGGTCGGCTTGTACGGGCTTTGCTGGAATATGGCGAGACCGGAGAGACGGAGGAACTTACGGGACGGGAGTCGATCGCATTCGATTTTATTGCGGATGATATAAATAGGGCAAAAGCGGCGTATGACGAGAGATGCGCAAAGAACCAGCGCAACATAAAAAAACGATATGCGCATCATGATGGTACGACCGTATACGATGGTATACGTTCGAATACGACCGTATACGAAACGCACCAAACCAAAGACAAAACAAAAGACAAAACCAAAGATAATTCACTCCCACCTAACGGTGTGAGTGATACGCGCGCGAAGCGCTTCACACCACCATCCGCTGATGATGTATCCGCCTATGTTCAGGCGCAGGGCTATCACGTCAACGCAGATCGCTTTGTCGCCTTCTACGAGCAAAAGGGGTGGATGGTAGGCAAGAACCGCATGAAAGACTGGAAAGCCGCCGTGCGGAATTGGGAGACGAGGTGGAAGGAGGAACACGGCGATGGACATAACGGCGATGCTGGAGCACCTGCGAAAAAATGGAATATCCCCGGAGAAGTCGTACTTTGAGTGCCCGGTCTGCGAGGACAGGGGCTATACGGCCACACGCAGCGCCACCGGGGAGCTTGTGACCCGTATCTGCCCTTGCCAGATACGCAAGGACAACCAGCGGCGCATTGCGCGTAGCGGGCTATCCGGTCTGCTGGAAAGCTGTACGCTGGATACGTACCAGACGGCGGAGCCGTGGCAGAAGCAGGCAAAGCAGATGGCCGAGGCGTATATCACGGATTGGCGCGGGAAGTGGTTTTATGCCGGTGGGACCCCCGGCAGCGGGAAAACGCACCTGTGCACGGCGATCTGCGGGAAGCTGATGGAGGCAGGCTTGCCGGTACGGTATATGCAGTGGCGGTCGGACATTCCATCCATCAAGGCAAAGGTAAACGATGCGGAGCTGTACGCCGATGCCGTTGGAAGGCTGAAAACTATCCGTGTGCTTTACATCGACGACTTTCTCAAGGGAAACGTGACGGAGGCTGACCGGAACATTGCCTTTGAAATACTCAACGCACGATACATAAAGCCGGAGTGTGCCACGATCATCAGTTCCGAGCGGACGATAGGACAGATATTGGACTGGGACGAGGCGATAGGATCCCGCATTGCGGAGCGCGCGAAGGGCTTTACCATGAGCGTGACGGGCAGCGGAAAGAACTGGAGGTTGCGATGAACGACGGCGCATGGAAGATCGCGTCCGGCAGGCTGTGCGTGGCCTGCTTGCAGGAGATGGCGGCGGAATACATCATCGAGCCAGCGTTCCACGGCTGGGCGCGGGGCGTGTGCCAGCGCTGCGGGAAAGACCAGAAACTGACGACGTTCAAGCGTTACACCATGAGCAAGCGCGGACTGGAGAAAAGAGGGTTGTTGGATGAACAGTGATGATCTGATGCGGCTGGGGCCTGCGGCGCAGAAGCAGATCATGGAGAAGATGCGCAAGCCCGGAAAGTACAAGGCGCAGAAGACGCGGCGCGGCAAGCTGACTTTCGACAGCAAGAAGGAGGCGGAGCGCTATGACGCTTTGTTGCTGCTGCAAAATGCCGGGGAGATACGGGGGCTAAAATTGCAGGTGCGGTACTGCTTGCAAGAGGCGTACACGACATTTGAGGGCGACCGCGTGAAAAGTATCGACTACGTTGCGGACTTCGTGTACGAGCGCAGAGCGGCTCCTGACAGCTACGGCCAGCGGTATTGGCTGCCGGTTGTGGAGGACGTGAAGGGGATGCGTACCCGCGAGTATGCCATGAAAGCAAAGCTGTTCCGCAGTAGGTACGGGTTTGCTATACGGGAGGTGTGACGTGGAGCGCAAAAACCAGCCGCTGACGAATGAGGCGGCAAGGAAACTGATGGCGCTGGACGTGCAGGACAAGGAGATACTGACCTACGAAAAGCTGGACGAATGGTACACCGCATGGGGCGGGCAGTGCTACGTCAGCTTTTCCGGCGGAAAGGACAGCACGGTGCTGGCGTATCTGGCGGCGCGGTACCTGTCGAGCTTCAGGACACCGCCGTGGGAGCTGAACTTGGTGTTTGTGAACACTGGGCTGGAGTACCCGGAGATACAGAAGTTCGTGAATGAGTACGCCGACTGGCTGCGGAGGGAGTTTCCCCGCGTGACCGTAAACCTTCACCGTCTACGACCGAAGATAAACATTCGGCAGGTGGTGACGAAGTACGGGTACAGCATCATCGGTAAAGACGTAGCGCACTGGATAGAAATCGCGCGGCGTTCACCAGATAGCCGAAGTATGAAGCTATTGCGTGGGGAAGTCTTACGCGCCGATGGGAAAAAGAGTATGTTCAACTGTGAAAAGTGGGAGTATTTGCTTTCGGCTCCATTTCTCATATCAGACAAGTGCTGTGGAATTATGAAAAAGTCCCCGTCAAAGAGCTATGAGCACAGAGCGGATGTCAAGCCCACGACGGCAACAATGGCGGAGGAAAGCCTTCTGCGTATACAGAAATGGCGCGAAACCGGCTGCAACGCCTTTGAAGGAAGGCGTCCCTTATCTAAGCCCATGAGTTTCTGGACGGAGCAGGATGTGCTGCGGTTTATCGTGGAGCGGGGGCTACCCTACGCCAGCGTGTACGGCGACATCGTGGCCAGCGACGGCGAGAACGACTACGGCGCGACGCTGATCGACTGCAAGTTGCACTGCACGGGATGCCAGAGGACGGGCTGTATGTTCTGCGGTTTCGGAGCGCACCTCGAAAAGGGAGAAAACCGTTTTGAACGTATGAAGCACACACACCCGAAGCACTATGCGTTCTGCATCGGCGGCGGGGCGTTTGACACGGACGGACTGTGGAAGCCCACAAAGGACGGCCTCGGTTATGCGCGGGTGCTGGATTATATCGGAGTGAGGTATTGAGATGGGTAAGCAGCATTTGAGCCGGGACGACCGGATTTTTATGGACGGCAAGCGGCGCGGGACGCAGGAAAACATGGACATGGTGGCAATGGTGCTGATGGACAAATGCGGCTGGCACGTCCAGGAGGAGACAGCGGACAGCCGGGACACGCAGAGCATTGCGTACCTGTATGCGTGCCTGGAGAAGATGGCGGAGGAGATAAACGAAGGCCGCATCAAGCGGAAGCACATCAAGGACGTGCTGAAGGACGAGTGCGGCGTTGTGTTTGGAGATTGAGATGAAAGTTTTATGTGCGTGTGAGGAAAGCCAAGTGGTATGTATTGCGTTTCGTGCGCTGGGGCATGAGGCATATTCCTGCGACATACAGGAGCCGTCCGGCGGACATCCCGAGTGGCACATTTTAGGCGACGCTCTAAAGGTCATCGAGGGGGGGCAAGTGACCACAATGGACGGACAGGTGCATGATGTGGGGCGATGGGATATGATTATCGCCTTCCCTCCGTGTACCAAAACAAGCAATGCCGGGGCAAGGCACTTGTATAAAGGCGGCAGGTTAAATCTTCGCCGCTACTATGAAGGGCTTTGCGGCAAAGCGTTGGTTTTGGCAATATGGGCAGCCGACTGTGACAAGGTTATAATTGAAAATCCGACACCAAGTAAAGTGTTTGAGTATCAAGAACCAACCCAAGCCATACAGCCCTATCAATACGGACACCCGTTCAGCAAAAAAACCTTGCTGTGGGAGCGTGGTGTACAGCCGTTGAAGCCGACAAATATTGTTGAGCCGACAGCAACATGGTGTCCGAGCGGCAGCTATAGTTATAAGCATGGGGAACAGCATAAAGGTATGTTTACCACGGATAGGGCCAAAAACCGCGCAAAGACCTTCCCCGGCATCGCCAAAGCTATGGCGGAGCAATGGGGCGGAGACATTAGGGAGGAGTGACCATGTACATTGGCGAACCATTTAGCTGGAAGCCTGCCGCATTTCAGGGCAGCGCCGGCATCCTGAGCGTTACCACGAAAGAGACGACTGCGCACGGGCGCGTCGTCTACATCAACGAGGCCCACCGCTACTTTACGGCGGAGGCGGATATCAATGGGAAGAGGCTCAGAGAGAGCTTCAAATTTTAGGAGGTAAAGATGGATGCTTTAAAATTTTTAAGAGAACGGAAAAGAATGTGCAACTCATATAAGGATTGCGATAGTTGTCCGACTGGCGTAGGTAAATGTGCCGTCAGCAACATCACGACGGACGAAGATTACAAGAGGGTCATCGATACCGTTGAACAGTGGTCAAAGATGAATCCAGTCAAGATGCGGCAGAGCGTGTTTCTGGAGCAGTACCCGGAGGCACGCATCGGAGATGATGGTGTGTTGCAAATATATCCCTGCTTAATTTCTGCGTCGCACAGGAATGCACGAGGTAACTGCGCAACTATGGGGCGCGCGTGCTCCGATTGCTGCCGCGAGTTTTGGATGCAGGAGGTGGAGTGATGGAACGACTGACGAAGCGCGACAACGATGGACAGGCAATGATGGACTGCGAGAAGTGTAAAGCGGATTGGACAGGTAAGCATGGTAAGCCGATGGATGACTGCACCGCGCTGTACTGCCGCAATCGCCTCAAGGATCGCCTCGCCGCCTATGAGGACACGCACATGATGCCATCCGATGTAACCTCGATGCGCATGGATATGGCTATCATCGCGGCACTGTTCAACGGCGTCGATGTAGACAGGATGAAAGAGCTGGCCGAAGCCGACAAGAATGGCTGCGTAATGATCGTGCCGTGCAAGGTCGGCGATACGGTGTGGGTGATAAGTAATCCGTGGACGGGGGAATTGCTAAAAAAACCGATAGAAGCCTACGTCAATGGCGTGGAGAAGTTTTCTCACGGGGTATATGTGAATGTGCTTTTTGATACCAGAAAAATTAACGGGACAAGGAATTATGCGATTAGCCTTATTGGCAAGACCGTATTTCTCACTCGCGAGGAGGCGGAGAAAGCATTGGAGGCGATGAAGGATGGCTGAATTAAGGCATTGCCCATTTTGTGGCGGTGAAGCGGTTATAAACGTCAACCCGGACGCAGTGGAGGACACGCAAGGTAGACGTTGGGCGTATAATGCCGTGTGCATTAGGTGTTGCACAACGTCAGGTCTTACATATACGCCCAAAAAGGCTAAAGAAGTATGGAACAGGAGGGCTGACAATGGGTGAATACATTGAGCGCCGCACGGCAATTGAGCATTTGAACGTTTGGTGCGGCGGGTGTGGAAGCGCGGTGGAATGCATCCTCGCAGAGCCCGCCGCTGATGTGGCCCCGGTGGTGCATGGGCGGTGGATTGAAGATGGGAGTTTGATTATCACCTGCTCAGAGTGCAAACGGGGATATAATCTGATCGCTAAATATACCCACTACTGCCCCAACTGCGGGGCCAAGATGGACGGAGGTGCTGACCATGAGGCTGATTGATGGTGACGCAATCTTGAAAGCAGACGAAAATTCCGATAAAGCGCTTGTCCTGGGAAGCGGGAAATCTCTGGAAATAGCCTATGCCTTGCTAAAAAAGAAGGTGGAGGACGCTCCCACCGTGGATGCCGTGGTCGTGACGCGGTGCAAGGACTGCGAACACGCCGAACGGTATGAGCGGGCAGATGGAACCGCAGGCTATTATTGCGGGTACCCGCAAAACACTTTCACCTATGGTGAGCGCTGGGATCGTGTATTCAAACCGGCAAAAGAGGCAGACGATTTTTGCAGCTACGGCGAGAGAAAGCGGGAGTAAAATGTGGGATCAAATTGAGCGAAAGTGTAAGCTGTGCGGGAAGGTGTATAGAGTGGATGGAAATCAAAACTCCATTCAGGACTCCATGTGCCCGGCCTGCGAAAAATTTTTAAAGCCGCTGACCGAATGCTTTGTACCGGTTATCCGGTGCAAAAACTGCGCAAATGGAATGGTATCCGACAACAATGAATACATAATTTGTTGCAGACTTGGTGTTCCCATGGGATTCGACGATTACTGCTCTTGCGGCGAGAGAAAGGTTGCCGGGGAGCTAAAACACGCCGCTCAGTGCGTGGCGGAAGGGTACGTTACCTGGGCAGATATCCGGCAGATGCTCAAAGAATACGGCGTTGAGACGGCGCTGGAATAGGAGGTACGATGAACGTTTACAGAGATGTTCCAATAATCTTGTGCGAAGGGCCCAGGCTTGCTATTGCGGATGTGGAAGAGCACTTTGTAGAGAGCTTGGCTGGCTCCTTTTGCGTGGTGTTAATAATTCACGCACATGGCGACGTGAAACCATTCCGCCATACGTTTGCCAAAGTGCATGTGTTTGGGCGGGACGTAACAGTGTATCAGGGAGACAGGCCAAACACGTTGATTACAAAGGACGCGGAACCAGATGGTTTCTATGACACTCCTGGAGGTGTTACATGAGCAGCAAATACTCGCTCCCCTACGATATCCGAATGGAGTGCATCGCCTATGTCAGGGGCTATCCCCGCCGGGTCCGCGCGTACAATGCGGCCCGGGAAGAAGTGTTGGAGTCGTCGGCCTATGCCATGTCTGGCATGCCCCATAGCCCCGGTAACAGCAGGATAGCCGAGCGCAAGGCGGAACGGCTGGCAACCATAGAGAACTGGCCGGAGACGAAGAAGATGCGGGCCGTAGAATACGCCATGGACAACGTAGGCAGGGACATTGCCAACGAGAACGTGCGGCGTAAGCTGGTATGGGTGATCATGCGGAATTGCGAGAACCGGGACAGATACCCGCTTAGAATCATGGACGGATGCGGATTCAGCGAGAGAACCATGAAGCGCCGCAAAGCTGCATTTTTGTGGCACGTAGCGGATTATTTGGGCCTGGTTTCCTAAAAGTTGGCCCATTAGGCACATAAAAACGTGCTAAAATAGTATCATCGGAAAGTGGAACCAGTCAGCCCACAACCCGAAATTTCATTTTTTCCCTCTTTCTTTCCTCCAAAGGTTATAAGGCACAGCCGGTAATTGGTGCTTCCGCGCAAGCGGCCTCGCAAGAGCGTTACCGGCATGCAGACACTCACGGGATATCTCGCGGGTGTCTGTTTTTATGCTGGTGTAGCCAAAAGGTAAGGCACGGGACTTTGACTCCCGTATGTGCTGGTTCGACTCCAGCCGCTTGTGCCAAAAGAGGAGTGCCGCTGTCTTGAGTGCGGCGTTGTTGCCCTTCGGGGCGGGTAAAGTCTGCTATGTACAGGCCAAGGGGCGGGGGCTGGTAGCAAAACAGGAGGATGGCATGGAAATCACAAAGCGGCGGCTTGCGGATATTGTACCGTATGCCGCAAACGCAAAAAAAGCATGATAAGCGGCAAATCAACAACGTTGCGGAGAGCATCAAGCAGTACGGCTTTGTGCAGCCGATTGTGATTGATCGCGACGGCGTGATTGTAATCGGCCACTGCCGCGCTATGGCGGCAAAGAAGCTGGGCATGGAAGAAGTGCCTTGCGTCTGCGTGGACGATCTGACACCGGAGCAGGTGAACGCCCTGCGTCTGGTGGATAACAAGAGCAACGAGAGCGATTGGGACTTTGACCTGCTGGCTGATGAGCTGCCTGGGCTTGACCTGTCGGCGTTTGACTTTGATTGGGGGCTGCGTGATGAACTCGACACATCAGTTGTAGAGGACAACTACGATCCTGTTTTACCGGCAGAGCCGAAGAGTAAACTTGGCGATGTGTACCAGCTTGGAGACCATCGCCTTATGTGCGGAGATAGCACGTCTTTGGCAGACGTACAGAAGCTCTTGGGGGGGGCACAAATGGATTTGCTGCTCACAGACCCCCGTACAATGTGGACTATCAGGGCACCGCCGGGAAGATTAAGAACGACAATATGGAGGATACGGCCTTCAGGCGTTTCCTGACGGATGCTTTCTCCAATGCGGCGATGGTCATGAAGCCCGGTGCTCCGTTCTACATCTGGCATGCAGACAGCGAGGGGTATAACTTCCGAGGCGCGTGCAGAGATGCGATGCTGCGTGTCCGGCAGTGTCTGATCTGGGTGAAGAACTCCCTTGTGATGGGGAGACAGGATTTCCAGTGGAAACATGAGCCTTGCCTGTATGGTGAGAGCGAGATTGAAGAGGAAGCACACGAACCTTGCCTGTACGGATGGACGGAAGGCAAGAAGCACTACTTCTTCAAGAACCGCAGGCAGACAACCGTGCTGAATTTTGATAAGCCTGTCAAATCTGCGGAGCATCCGACCATGAAGCCGATTAAGCTGTTTGATTACCAGATGCAGTGCTCCAGTAAGCCGGGCGAGAATGTGCTTGACCTGTTCGCTGGGTCCGGCACAACGATCATGGCAGCGGAGCAGAATGGCAGACACGCTTTCTGCATGGAGTACGATCCGAAGTATGCGGACGTCATTATTGATCGATGGGAAAAGTTTACCGGAGAAAAGGCGGTGCTTCTGAATGACGATTGAAGAAGGGCGGGCGATCATTGAAAAAACAGGCAGCCCGCACCTAAAGCGGGACATGGAGAAGTTTATTAACCGCCAGCAGAGAAAGGAGGGCGCGTATGGCAAGGCCAAGAAAGGAAATAGACCAGAAGCAGTTCGAGAACCTCTGCGGCCTGCAATGCACGCTTGAGGAAATCTGCGGCTGGTTTGATGTGACAGATAAAACATTGGATAGTTGGTGTAAACGCACCTATCATGCCAGTTTTTCCGAGGTATTTAGGAAAAAGCGAGGAGCGGGGAAGATTTCACTGCGTCGGAGTCAGTGGCAGCTTGCGGCAAAGAACGCAAGCATGGCTATTTGGCTGGGGAAACAGTACCTTGGGCAGCGCGATATTGTTGAGCTGGGTTTGCCGACTGATAACGCACAGGAGGATGCTTTGAGCGTGAGCCTGCGTGAAATGGCAGAAGGGTTGGAGAGCGATGATTAGCCCGAGGCAGCAGAAAATCCTTGCTTTCCCCTATTCCAAGTATGACGCGCTGATCTGCGACGGCGCCGTTCGTTCCGGCAAAACCTCCATCATGATGTGGGCGTTTGTCCGCTGGGCGATGGAGAATTTCAGCGGTCAGCGCTTCGGTGTGTGTGGCCGCACGGTGGATAGCTGCACCAAGAATATCATCGTGCCGTTCACAGCGATGAGCCTTGCAAAGGAACGTTATATCATCCGCTGGCGGCGCGGCGACAAGGTGATGGAAGTGCGGCGCGGAGCCGTGACGAATTACTTTGAGGTGTTCGGCGGCAAGGATGAGGCCAGCTATACGCTGATCCAAGGCCGGACGCTGGCGGGTGTGCTGCTGGACGAAGTGGTGCTGATGCCGCGCTCGTTTGTGGAACAGGCGCTTGCACGTTGTTCCGTTGACGGTGCGCGGTTGTGGTTCTCCTGTAACCCCGGCAGTCCACATCACTGGTTCTATCAGGAGTGGATCAAGCGAAGCCGTGAGCGCAACGCACTGTATCTACATTTTGAAATGACGGACAACCCCGGCCTGAGCAAGCGCACCCTCGAACGGTACGAGAATATGTATGCCGGTATATTTTATGACCGGTATGTGCGCGGCCTGTGGGTAGCGGCAGAGGGCATCGTTTATAAGGACTTTGCCAACGATACAGAAAAGTATTTGATCGGAGACCCTTTGGAGTGGGCCAAGCAAAACGGCGCCAGCTTTTCAATCATTTCAATTGGCGTTGACTTCGGTGGTACAAAGTCCGCAACGAAATTTCAAGCCACCGGGATCACAAAAGATTTCCGTGTTGTGGCGTTGGAAGAAGAATACATCAAAAACGAAGAGATTGACCCGAATGCATTAAACCGGCGTTTTGCTACGTTCTGCCAGCTGATAACGTCAAAGTATGGGTACAGCCAGACAAGAGCGGATAGCGCGGAAACGGTGCTAATTCGTGGGTTAGATCATACCGCGCAAAAAATGCGCCTCGGAACGCAGGTCAAGAATGCAATGAAACTGCAAATCACAGATAGAATCAGGCTTGTGGTGCTGCTGATGAAACAGGGTCGTTTTAAGGTTTCGCGCAACTGCCCGCATCTGATCGATGCACTGCAAACCGCGATTTATGATCCTGATAAATTTGAGGACGAGCGCTTGGATGACGGCACGTCCGACATCGACAGTTTGGATGCTTTTGAGTACAGCATTGAGCCTTATTACAAAGACCTGGAACGTGCCGGGCACATGATGGGACGGTGAAATAGTGAATATTCGGAGAGCATTAAAGGATCTTGGGTTTGACACGGTCGACAATAAATTCTATTCTCTGATCGACCTGTGGGCCGCATGGTATAAGGGAAACGTTGAAGATTTCCACAGCTATACGGTGTGGAATGGAATTGAAGAGCTGGAGTGCCACCGGTATTCGGTGGGAATGGGAAAGAAAGTCTGCGAGGACTGGGCCAACCTCTTAATGAACGAGCGAGTCAACATCACGCTTGAAGGCAAACAGGAACAGGAATTTATCGATACTGTTTTTGCCGATAACAACTGGGAGGTCAAGGCTAACGAATCGCAGGAGCGCAAAGCGGCAGTAGGAACCGTCGCGTATGTGCCGGTGATGGAAGGCATGGGAATTAACCCAGATACAGCAGAAATCATTGACTCTGGCCGCATTCGCATCAACTACGTCAGCGCCTGGAACATCTACCCGCTGACGTGGGATAACGGCGTTATCCGCGAGTGTGCGTTCGCATCCACTCGGAAGGTCGATGAAACAGAATATACTTACATCCAGGTGCACCGGCTGCGCAACGGCGAGTATGACATTGAGAACCATCTGTATGATGCGGAGGAAGTACCGCTGGCCAGCGTGAAAGGGTTTGAGACAATTCCTCCGGTGATTCATACCGGCAGCGACAAGCCGCAGTTTGTGATTGACCGGCTGAACATTGCAAACTCTGACGAAAACAACCCGCTTGGCGTGGCTGCGTTTGCCCACGCCATCGACCAGCTTAAGAGCGTTGACATCACCTATGATAGCTATGTGAACGAATTTGTGTTGGGCAAGAAGCGCATTGTGGTGCAGCCGGAGGCAACCCAGAGCATTGATGGTCGGCCAGTGTTTGATAAGCGTGAGACCGTTTATTATGTACTTCCGGAGGACAGAGGCGGCAACGGCAACATCTTGCAGCAGGTCGATATGTCGCTACGGACGGCGGAGTTTAACACCGGCATGCAAGATATGTTGAACATCCTGTCCAGCAAGTGCGGTTTTGGTGAGAACCATTACAAATTCAACCAGGGCAGCATCGCAACTGCCACGCAGGTCATCAGCGAGAACAGCACCCTGTTCCGCACGGTCAAAAAACATGAAATTGTGCTTGAACGGGCAATCACAGAGTTGTGCCGGAGCTTGCTCCGCATGGGAAATCGGTACATGGGCGCATCCCTCAATGAGGACGTCCAGATCTCCATTGACTTTGACGATTCCATCATTGAGGACAAGGGCCAGGACTTTAACCGTGACGTGCAGCTTCTTAACGCTGGCATCATGAACGATTGGGAGTTCCGTATGCGCTGGATGAACGAGGACGAGGCGACCGCAAAGGCGGCGCTGCCGAAGGCACATGACATGGTAACCGAGGAAGAAACGGAGGTCGAGTAATGGGATTTGGAGAAAACACTGGGACTTTTTGGGTTGTGAAAAATGAGCCGGTATCCATTTACCCCGGAACTACTTGATGCGCTCCCAGAGGAGCTGGCAGAACTGTTCCGGGCGCTTGAGCTTGTGTTGCTGGATGAAATCTGCTCCCGGTTGAAAGTTGCGGATGAACTGAACGAGGTAACGGTGCAGGACATCAAGGCGCTGCGGGCGCACGGCATTGACCTTAAAAAGATTAAAAAGGCCATACAAAAAGCAACCGGCATAAGTGAGCAGAAATTAAACAAACTGCTTGATGATGTTGTGGAACGCAATCAGCAGTATTACACCAATGTCATTGACCTTGCGCATATCACTCAGCCGGAAACGCTGGTAAGCATCGAGGACACCTGGGCCATATACCAGCAGACAAAGCGGGACTTGCGCAATATAACACAATCAATGGGCTTTTTGGTGGACGCTGGGCGCACAATGCTCCCACCTGCCAAAGCGTACCAATGGGCACTTGACAGCGCAGCGTTGCAGGTGCAGAGCGGTGCAATTAACTACAATCAGGCAATTAAAACGGCGGTAAAGGAACTTGCGGACAGCGGTCTGAAAGTGGTTGACTACGAAAGCGGCCATCGGGATCATGTCGATGTTGCCGTGCGAAGAGCCGTAATGACCGGCGTATCTCAAATCTGCGCCAAGTATACGGAGCAATCCTCAGAATATCTGGATACGCCCTATTTTGAAGTATCGGCCCATGTTGGCGCGCGAGATAAGCCGGGACCGTCACCGTGGTCATCGCATAAGGATTGGCAAGGACGTGTTTACAGCGTCCGTGTAGGGGACATTTACCCGAGCATTTATGATGTTTGCGGCCTGGGCGCTGTTGACGGCCTGGAAGGGGTCAACTGCCGCCACAGGCGGTTCCCGTGGGTTGAGGGCGTGTCCGAGCGCACTTACACGAATGAACAGTTGGAGCACATCGATGATGACCACGGATGCACGTTTGATGGCAAGGATTACACGGCATACGAGGCAACCCAGATGCAGCGCCGTATTGAGCGAACGGTTAGAAAGCTAAAGCGTGAAAAAGCCGCCTACAAGGCCGCAGGATTGCATGAAGATGAGACTGCGGTAAACATACGGATACGGCGGTTAAACGCTAAATACAAGGCGTTCAGCGTGAAAGCTGGCCTGCCGGAGCAACCGGAGCGGATGCGCATCTATTTTACGGATGACGCAATGTTAAAAACGGCAAATGCCATGAAAACGCATCGGGCAAAAGTGGAAGTGTCTAACGCTAAAGACGATAGAGACACTCTTGAGTTTTTCGGCGCAGACGCAAGAGATAACTTGAATTCTATTGTGAAAAGACGTACAATGAAGCTGGAAAATGGCTTTGCTTGCTTCCCGGACGGTGACCCGCTGAATGAAAATGTTAAAAGGGTAAAACCTCTTAAAACATATTTTGACGTCGCTATGCACGGAAGCCAGACGGCAGTCGGATTTGGCACAAAAGAACTCAATATGTCACCGCGCTTACTTGCCGCAGTCATTCGGCATAGTAAAGGGTGGAATGGCCAGAAAGTTCGTTTGCTATCTTGCAGCACAGGCGCACGCATGGAAAACGATTATTGCTTTGCAGAAGAGCTGGCAAATGCACTTGGCGTTGAAGTGAAAGCCCCAGACGATGTGCTTTTTATTTCCGGTGCTGGCGTACTGAAAGTAGGAACACATGGGGAAGGAAATATTTTGCCGTTTACCCCAAATCAAAGAGGAAGGAGAAAGTGACATGGATTTCGGTTTTTTTAAAGGATTGCCATACAAGAATTCTATTGAGAATTTTGAAGACTATAAGAAATACAAAAATAGTATCCCAAAAGAAGCGATTTTAAGCCACATTTCCTCCCTCGATGCCGGGTTGACATCGCTGCCCAGTTTTGATATGTTTACTGGAGAAGAACTTCACGCAGGTATGTTTTGGGACGGTAAATTCACCTTCCCGTATGAGTTCCTGCATTACTACAAGAATTATGACATTGGCGTCCCCTATGAGTATGAAGCATATTTGAAAGAAATCGGGGTAGGCTAATGGATGATAAACTGATGCAGGCCATCGAGGCTATTATCCGGCGCGGAAATGACGCGGAGATCCGGCGCAAGGGTGACGGATACATTGTGTTAGAGGTCAAGAAAACAATCAAATATTCAACTCCCGCGTAATTGGGCGCGGGAAAGGGCAATAGGAGCCAACTGCTGAGGAATTCTCGGTGGTTAGCTCTTTTGTTTTAAGTAAAACCCGCAAAGCACAGCGGTTTTTATAAAAACTATCGTCTGCGAAGAAACGCGGCCAAAGAAAAGGAGATAGTGTCATGGCACTTACACGAAAACTTTTGAAGGGTATGGGTCTCACCGATGAGCAGGTAGATACCATCATCGAAGCGCATACCGACACTGTGGACGGCCTAAAGGCGGATGTGACCCGCTACAAGGCCGATGCGGAGAAGCTGCCCGGCGTTCAGAAGCAGTTGGACGACCTCAAGGCGGCAGGTGACGGCGGTTATAAGGAGAAGTACGAGAAGGAACACTCGGCCTTTGAAGCCTTTAAGACCGACATCACGGCAAAGGAGAGCAAGGCGGCAAAGGAAAGGGCCGTCCGGGCTTACTTTGAGAGCAAAAACATCACCGGCGCAAATCTCGACCTTGCCATGCGCGGATGCGGCGAGGAAATGTCTGCCTTGGAGCTGGACGGCGAGAAGATCAAGGACACCAAGAGCCTTGACGCTCTCGTAGACGGCACTTATAAGAGCCTTGTTTCTAAGCCTGCTGTCCGGCTGGACATGGGCGCACGGCTCAACGAGGGCGGCAAGCCTATGACCAAGGACGAGATTATGAAAATCACCGACAGAACGGAGCGGCGCGCTGCAATCGCCGCAAATATGGATTTGTTTAGAAAGGAAGAATAAAAATGGCTGTTGATCCTAAGCTGATTAAGAAGGAAGATCTTGCCCGTGTTCGCGAGATCGAGTTTACCGAAATGTTCGGCTATTCCATCAAGAAGTTGATGGAGGCTCTGGGCGTTACCCGCAAGATCGCCAAGCAGGCCGGTACTGTGCTCAAGAGCTACAAGGCTACCGGAACTCTGGAAGACGGCGCTGTGGCCGAGGGCGAGACCATCCCTCTGAGCAAGTACAAGACCGAGGCTGTGAACTACAAGGAGATCACCTTGAAGAAGTGGCGTAAGGCCACTTCTGCCGAGGCAATCACTGATCGCGGCTACGATCAGGCCGTCGAAATGACCACCGATGAAATGCTGAAGGACGTGCAGAAAGGTATCCGCAAGGATTTCTTTGGCTTCCTCGCAACCGGTACTGGCACGGCCAGCGGTGCTACCTTCCAGGCGACCTTGGCTCAGGCATGGGGCCAGCTGCAGGTGCTGTTCGAGGATGACGAGATCGGCGCAGTGTATTTCATGAACCCGCTGGATGTTGCGGACTATCTCGCAACTGCCAACATCACCCTGCAGACCGCTTTCGGCATGACCTATGTCGAGAACTTTCTCGGCCTGGGCACCGTGATTCTGAACTCCAGCGTCCCCAAGGGAAAGATTTACGCCACCGCCAAGGACAACATCGTCCTGTACTACATCCCTGTGAACGGCGCAGATCTGGGCGAGGTGTTCAACTTCACCACCGACGCCACCGGTTATATCGGTATCCATGAGGAACCCGATTACACCAACATGACCGCATCCGATACCGTTATCAACGGCATGGTGTTGTTCGCCGAGCGCATTGACGGCGTGGTTGTCGGCTCCATCACTCCGGCAGTGGGGGGCTAAGCGAACTGCTGAGTGAGCCTGACCCTGAAACTTCTTCTTTCTCCAACATGACAAAAGCCCAACTGCTTGATTATGCCAGGGGAAACGGGGTGGACGGGGTCAGCAGTTCAATGCGCAAGGCTGACATAATCGCAGTATTGGAAGGGAGCTGACCCGTATGACATACGCTGATTATACATACTACGCCGGAATCTATATGGGTTCTGTGAGCGAGGAAGATTTTCCGCGTCTGGCTGTTCGGGCCAGCTCCTTCCTCGATTACTACACCCAAAACCGGGCGAAAGACAACGCTGATATGGACGCTGTAAAGATGTGTTGCTGCGCATTGGTGGACAAGTATCAGTTGATCGAGACCGCGCAGCAACTTGCCGCAACCGGGCTGACGGATGCGCTTACCGGCGGTGACGTGAAAAGTGAAACGGTAGGCGGGTATTCTCGCACACTGGCCAGCGGCGGGGAAAGCGCCGCTGCTGCATTGAGTGCCACGGACGGCGCAAGAAAATTGCTGGCGGAAACGTGCATGGAATACCTTGCCCATACAGGGTTGCTGTATCGCGGAGGTGGTTGCAGATGTACACTCCCCACACTGTAACGGTTTACAACGTCGTGCGTGAACCGGACCCTGCCACGCTAAAAGATGTCACAAACCTATATGTAACCGTGCTTGATGGCGTGTTCTGCGAGGCGGCAAAGGGAGTTAACGTGCGCAAAAGCGGGCTTGAAGGCGCCGACGCAGTAAACCTGTATATCCCATTTACGGTAAAAGCTGTGGATGGATTTAGCGGAAAGCCCAAGACATATACAGAGCCGCAAGCATTTTTTGCCTCAAGCGACAGGGCGGGCCTATGGACGTTATCCACCACCGGCAATGGTGGCGATACATTTTTCGTCAAAGGCGAATTTGTAACGGACAACGAGGGCGTGGCATTGGCGCACGATAATTGCTGGAATGTGACTAAGGTTGACGCAAAAGACTTTGGCAGCGCAGATATGCAGCATTGGGAAGTGGGTGGGAAATAAGTGGCCGTTACCTTTGCGATGCATTTTGGCGGCATGGAGGCCATCAAGGACAAACTGGCTGAGAGTTGCACCCGCGCTGAAAGCATTGTGGGGCAGCAGGTCATAAAAGACACCGCGCCGTTTGTCCCTGCACTTACAGGATCTTTAACAATACGCACGAGGTTAGACGGCAACAAAATTATTTACCCCGGGCCTTATGCGCGGTTTTTGTACTACGGCAAAGTCATGGTTGATCCGCAAACCGGCAGCACCTTTGCGCCAAAGGGCGGGACGAAGGTTTTGACAAACCGAGACCTTGTATTTTCCAAGGCGATGCACCCGCAAGCACAGAGCCATTGGTTTGAGGCTTCCAAAGCGCAGAACATGGAGAAGTGGGTGCGGGTGGCAGATAAGGCGGTGAAGAAATTTGGAAAAGATTAAAAAGGCCGTGTCGGCGGCGGAAGAAGATCAGGTATCGCGCAAGCTACTTGTGTGGCTGAACACATACGCGGAGTTGCCAGTCGACATTATACGCTTTGAGTTTCTTTCTGCAGATACTTCCGCTATGGCGATGTCCACCATTCAGGCGGCGTACATCGTGCGGAGGTATATCACCGGCGGTTATGTGGCGGAGTATCAGTTCAAGATAATCTACCGAGTGAAGCCGGGGAACAGCAACGACAAACGGCTCAAGGCTGAAGAACTGTTAAACGCTATCGGAGATTGGGCGACCGGCAAGCGCCCCGACATTGGTACCGGAAAACGCGTTGTAAGCCTGGAGCCTACTACGCGATCTTCTTTGTTCGCTGTGTATGAAAACGGCGACGAAGATCATCAAATCTTAATGAAAATGAATTACGAGGTGAATACATAATGCCAGATTTGACTTTTACAACACCGGAAGGTCAGACCATTGACCGCGAACTTTTGATCGCATACCTGAATACGGGCTCCTCCGAGTCCCCTGTGTGGAGTGCTATCGGCAAGCGGGTGGAGGACAGCAGCGAGGAAATGGACTGGGGCCAGGAGAGCAAGCAGGATGTGCTGGGGAACACATTCACAACCATGAAAAAGCCCGTTATTACACAGACCTTTGACCCCATCCCCTTGGATGCTGGTGATGCAGCAGCCGTGAAGATGTGGAATTTGGCCGTAAAAGACCACGATGCGCAGGCGCTGGCCAACCAGGACATGATGATCGGCCACTTCTACGCCACCAGCGGCGATGCAAAGTTTGCCGAGCGTTATGATTCCTGCGCCATTGCCGTTACTTCCATCGGCGGCGAGGGCGGCGGTACACTAAACATCGCCAGTGAGATTACCTATGGCGGGACCCGCACTTTGGGGACCGTGGCGAAGGGCGCTGCCGGCAAGATCGAGTTTGCTGCCGCACAGTAAAAAATAGGGGCGGGGTTTCCCGCCCCATTATCACGCAATATACAAATAAATCGGAGGACACCATGAGCGAAAATATCATCAAAATTGATACCGGCGTAGTCACTAAAACTTTTGTGACTACCGACGGGAAAGAATGTGAATTTGCGTTTAATCCGCTGGATATGGGGCTTTCTCGTCGGCTTTTTTCCGCGTTTGAAAAACTCGACAAAATGAACGATGGTTATAAGGACGAAGTGCAAAAAAACGCCGATAAAAAGGAAATTTTTGACATTGGCCAAAAGATGGACCGGGAAATGCGGGAGATCATCAACGGAGAAGTATTCGGGTTTGATATCTGCACCCCGCTTTTTGGTGAGCTGAATCTTTACGCGCTGGCCAACGGATTCCCCATTTGGGCAAATTTGCTTTTTGCGCTGGTGGACGAAATGGATACTGCGTATGCCCGGGAGCAGAAGCTTACCAACCCGCGCATTAGCAAGTACACCAAGAAGTACCACAAATGAGATACAGCCTGCCAAAATCCGTGGAGCTGGGCGGGAAGGAATACGCCATTCGGTCTGATTACCGGGACATTTTGGACATTTTGGAAATGCTTTCTGATTCGGAGCTGGACAGCGCCGATAAGGCAGAGGCAGTGATGGAAATGTTTTACCCGGATTACGAGGATATCCCATACACGGAATACGAGAACGCGGTGCGGCAATGCATATCCTTTATAAATTGCGGCGAGGAAGAATGCCGGGATGAAAAGCGACCTAAGCTCATGGATTGGCAGCAGGATTTCCCGATGATTGCAAGCCCCATAAATCGCGTGCTTGGTACGGAAATCCGCTCCCTTGAATATCTGCACTGGTGGACATTTATAGCCGCATACCAAGAAATAGGTGATTGCACATTTGCCCAAGTGGTAAGCATCCGCAAAAAGAAATCCAAAAATCAAAAGCTGGATAAATCCGATCAGGAATTTTACAAGCAGAATAAGCATCTTGTGGATTTCAAACGGCAATACACGGATAGCGATGAAAAAGTTATCAATCAATGGATATAAAAAACCGCCCTCCTGTGAGAGCGGTTTTTGCGCGTTGGTTATAGGTCGATTTTTACGGTGTCTTTGTTCTTCAGATAGGAGAACTGCTTCACAAGCCTTTTTGCCTGCGGCGTTTTTTTCGTCACATCAAAAAGGATATATTTCGTTTGGACATCGGCCAGGTATGTGAAGATTAGATACTTTGTGTTCGTTTTTATGCTGCGTTTACTGGCACTTCCCCCAAGAATTGCACCGATGGGCCCGAGCAGCATTGCCCCCGCCACGGCGCCGCCGGCACTGGATACATACTGCTTCTGTATTTCTGTGTTGGTCATGATCGACACATCAATCAGTTTATCAGTTTGCAGATTAAACTCCTGACCGTTTGCCTGCATGATAATGCGAGAGCGCAAACAGGTTAGCTTGCACATGACATTCTGCGGCAGGTCCAGACCTCCTATAAACTGGAACTTGTCGACAAGAAGCAACTCGCCGTCACCGTACCGCTTTTTTAATTTGGCATTATTCGCTGAAACAAAAGCCAGTCTGCAAATAGCAACAATAATAATTACCAAGAACAGGTACTTGGTATCCATAAAACTCCCTCCCTTAAATTTTGGTATCAATAGTATGCCATATCAAAAATTCAAAAGCAAGTAGGTGATTTAATGTCGGATGGGTCTGTCGTGGTGGAAGTAAATGTTGACGACAAGCAGGCGCAAAAAGAACTCAATTCCATTACTCAGAAAATAGAAAGAATATCTGAAAAGTTAAAAGAGCAAAACACGGGGAAAACGGAGATTGTAAACCAATCTGCGCAACTCGGCGCACAGTTAGATGTAGCAAAAGCAAAATTGGAATACATGAAAAGCGGACAAGAGTTTTTTACATCCGATTCTATTCTCGGACAAGAAAAAAATGTATCTGCTTTACAAAAAGAATTTGACGCTGCTGCAGATAAATTAGATAAAGCAAACGAAAAAATCAGAGAAACCGAACGCAGATTAAATGCGGCAAAAGAAAAAGCCGCAGATTTACAAAAACAAGTTGCAGGGGCGCAAAAATCCGCCCAGGCACTTGCCCCGACAACAAAGGCGTTATCTCCTGCAGCTGAAAAAGCAGAAAAAAGTTTCAACAAACTTGTCGGGCGCATTAAGGGCCTTGCTAAGCGGGTATTTATATTCACAATTATTACCGCCGCGCTGCGGGAAATTAAGCAATATATGTGGTCTGCCATACAGACGAATGATGATGCTATGAATGCAGTTGCTCGACTAAAAGGCGAGCTACGCACCCTAGCGCAACCGATTGCCAATATAGCGATCCCCGCCTTTACGGCCCTGGCAAAAATCATCACATATACACTGACCGGCGCGTCTCGTCTGTTGTCCTTGCTTTTTGGCTCAACTTATAGCGCCTCGAAAAAAGCGGCAAAAAGCCTAAACGATCAACAAAACGCCATCGAGGGTGTAGGGAGCGCAGCGAAAAAAGCAAGCAAGTATTTGGCACCGTTTGACGAGCTTAACACAATAAGCGGCAACGACGCAGGAGGCGGGAGCGAAAGCGGAGGGAATGCAGTTAATTTTGATAGTGATATTGGGAGCGGCGTAAATGCCGTAATGGCCCTAATGACAGGCATTGCGCTGCTTGCAATTGGAGCAATCCTTACTTTTTCCGGCCATGTTGGGGTAGGCATTGCGATGATGGTTGCAGGCGCGTTGACAGTATACGGTGTTTATGCATCCGACGGCGGAGAAGCAGCAAAGACGCTTGTGGGAACTGGTCTTTCAAAGATTCTGATTGCTATCGGCCCGATGATTGCAATTCTCGGCGTGGTTCTTATGTTGACCGGCAATATACCGTGGGGCCTTGGACTACTGATTGCGGGAATTGCGTTGTTTGCTGTCGGCGAAGTGGCGGAAAACTGGGATCTGCTCGGCACCAACCTTGTGGGAGCCCTTGCAAATATGCTAATCGATATTTCCCCTTACATTGCCCTGTTTGGCGCTGTGCTACTGTTTGTCCCCGGGCAGCAGGCCCTTGGTATTGGCTTGATTATCGCAGGTATTGCGTTGTTTGCTGTCGGCGAAGTCGGCGCGAACTGGGAGCTGCTCGGCACAAATTTGACATCGGCACTTACCAAAATATTCAGCGAAATTTCTCCCTATATTGCCGTATTTGGCCTTTTGCTGGCAATTGTGCCCGGTATGATGGCTGTGGGCATTGGCATGATCGTTGCCGGAAGCGCCATGTTTGCGTTTTCCGTAATTGCGCCCAATTGGGATAGCATTACACAGGCGCTTCGTGGCCCTCTTGGCAAAACTCTTGCTATGATCGGCGGTTTTCTTGTTGTCCTCGGGCTTATGCTTATTTTTTCGGGCGTAGGAATACCCTTGGGCATTGGGATGTTGCTTGCCGGTGGCGTTAGTTTGGCGGCGGCCATTGCACCAAATTGGGATTTCATCCGGGACAAAATCAAGAACGTTTGGCAAAAAATCAAAGAATTCTGGAACTCCTATATCGCTCCCGTATTCACTGCGGCTTGGTGGCTGAACCTCGGGAAAACCATTATGAACGGCTTGATCTCGGGTATTGAACGGGGCATCAACTGGGTGCTGGGCGGCGTAAGCGATATGGTGAATGGCATCACGGGCATCTTAAACAAGATTCCTGGCGTGAACATTGGGCGGGTCAATTGGGGAAATGTCCACATTCCTCGCCTGGCCCAGGGCGCGGTGATCCCAGCAAACCGGGAATTTTTGGCCGTACTGGGCGACCAGAAGCACGGCACCAACATTGAGGCCCCCCTGGACACCATCAAACAGGCCGTTGCGGAGGTGCTAGGGCAAGGCAGCGACCGGCCCATTACCATCATTGTCCAAATGGACGGCAAGGAGATGTTCCGGCAGATGGTGCGGGAAAACAACTCCCAGGTGCGCATGAACGGCAAAAGCCCGCTGCTGACGTGAGGTGACGCATGGAAGTACTTAAGGTAACAAAGAAATCCGGGGCTGTGGTATCTCTCCCGGCCCCGGATGAACTGAAATGGAACATTTCCGACCTAGACGCAGATGGGACCGGCAGAAACCAGAACGGCGATATGTTCCGCGACCGCGTGGCCGTGAAGCGCAAGCTGGAATGCTCCTGGCGGCCACTCGTCTCTGCTGAAATGGCCAAGATTTTGCAAGCCGTGGACGATGTTTTTTTCAGCCTTACATACCCCGATGCGATGACCGGCACCGACCGCACTATGACGTGCTACGTAGGCGACCGGTCATCGCCAATCATGCGGCCCGAAACCGATGGGAAATGGCTGTGGGGCGGGCTGTCCATGAATTTTGTGGAGAGGTGAGGCGATGTACAGGGTATCAACCGCGTTTCACACCGCATTTGCAGATTATGGCCGGGAAATCAAAGGCAAAGTCATATTTAACGGCCAGACGGAGCTGGACGGGGACTATGTGCAGGAGATCACCGCAACACCGGCGTTTGACTCCTCGGACGGAATCTCCGTCGGCTCTGCCTGTTCCGGGCGGTGCAAAATCCGCATTTTTAAGCCAGACGAGCCGTTGCAATTGTCCGGCGGGTACTTTGTGCCGTATATCGGCATCTACGTTCCTGGTGGTGATACAGGCACGACAGCCATTGCCGGTCAAGCTGTGGCCGGTAAGGCAATCGCCGGTGTAAGCACCGCAGCGTCTGGGGTGGAATATGTCCCCCTGGGCCGATACTATATCCCCGCAGACGGCGTGGAAAATTTGGTGTATGGCTGGGAAATCACCGGCTATGACCAGATGGCATCCTTGACGGAGCAGTACACCCCGCAAATTGAGTTCCCCGCCACGCCAGACGCTATGCTGACGGACTTGTGTGCGCAAAGCGGCCTGACTCCCCCAACGGTGACTTTCCCGGACATGACAATCGAGTCTGTGTTTGAGGGGACCATCCGACAGCAGCTGGGGTGGCTGGCTGGACTGTGCGGGCAGTCCGCGCACTTCGACCGGGACGGCAATCTGGTGTTCAAGTGGTATGCAAAAACCACTTTCCAGGTCAGCCGGGAGCAGCAGTACATGTCCGGCCTGACCCGCACGGCAGACGGCCTGTACACGGTATCCAGTCTCACCACCGGAACGGAAGATGAACCCATTACGTCCGGCACCGGCTTGGGCATCACGGCCACAAATCCGTACATGAACCAGGCCGTTGCAGACCTGATTCAGCCGGAGTTAGAGATATCTTTTCAGCCCTGCGACGTGAAATGGCGCTGCGACCCGTCTGTTGAGGTGGGAGACGTTATCCGGGTGGAGGGCGATACCGGCGAGTGGCTGGACGTGTGTGTTATGGAGCAGGAAATTCACCTGTACGGTGGCCTGTCCTGCACCATGCACAGTTACGCCCCACAGGACGCGGATTACGCCATGGAAAGCCCTACGGAACAGCGCATTAAGCGGGCTTATGAGGGCCTTACCAAGGCCATGCAGAACGCCACACAGAAGATCATCGGGGCAAAGGGCGGGTATTATGAACTGACTCTGGACGAACAGGGCTTTCCAATCGGCTGGACCCTGCGAGATACGCCCGCCATTACGCCCAATACGCGGATGTGGATTATGTCCACAGGCGGGCTGGGATTCTCCAAGGACGGCGGAAATACCATTTCCGGCGTTGCCTTGACCATGGACGGTGAGATCAACGCAAATGTCATCACCGCCGGACAAATGTCCGCAGAAAGAGTCACCGTCAACGGCCAGACGCTTTCGGACTTCATCGACGCCAGTATCGACGATGACGGCCATCCGGTGCTGCGTATTGGCTCCTCTGCATCGGAAATCGTGCTGAAGGAGTACAACGACAAAATCGGATTCTACGACACTTCCGGGACCCTTCTGGCGTACTGGAACAACAACAGCTTTGAGCTGGTGGAACTGAGCAAGTTCCGTCTGGGTCCTATGGGCATTGTCGTACAGCCTAACGGGTCCGTGTCCTTCGTGGGGGTGAATTGATGGCAAGCATTTATGGGCCGGTATCGGCCACCGGCTGGCAATTGCGGCTGGATTACAGCGTATCCCAGAGCATCGCGGACAACAAGTCCACGCTGGCCCTTACGCTGTACATTTATGACGGCACCGGCGAGAGCTACAACTTGGACGCCAATAGTTGCTATTACACTCTGCAAGGCACCAAGGTGTATAACCCGTACCGGTACAATTCCATGGGCTGGTACAAGCTGGGCAGCAAGTCCATCACCGTGGCCCATAACAATATGGGCAAGGGGTCTGTGGTGCTCTCTGCGGACTGGCACAGTGGGTTTACATCATCCTACACACCGTCCAGCCTGACGGTTTCAGGCACGGTCAATCTCCCGGATATCCCCCGGGCATCATCCGTGTCGGCATCCGGGCTTGTGCTGGGTTCTGCCGGTTCACTTACAGTGACCCGGGCCGTGAGCACTTTTACGCACACCATCAAACTCAAGTGCGGCTCTGCGGCACAGGTAACTGTGGCGACAAAATCCAGCGCCACATCCATATCGTATACGCCGCCCTTGGATTGGGCCGCGCAGAATACGTCTGGAATCTCCGTAAACATTACGGCGGAAATTACCACCTACAACGGGGACGCCGTGGTGGGCACCAATACGACCACACTGACAGCATCTATCCCCGCATCGGTAAAACCCACCCTTTCCGTGAGTCTGTCCGACACCTCCGGATATCAGCCCACATACGGCTGGGTGCAGGGCAAGAGCACTCTAAAAGCCACGTTTTCCGCTGCTGGGTCTTATGGCAGCACCATCAAGGCCAAGTCTCTGTCCATCGGCGGAAAATCTGCCAGCCCGGACGGGGCGAATGTCCTTACAGAAAGCGGCACAATGGCCGTTGTAGCCACCGTCACGGACAGCAGAGGGCGCACGGCATCTGTTACCCAGAATATCACCGTAAACGCCTACAGCGGCCCTGGAATCCAGGATTTGACCTTTTTGCGTGGCGACTACTCCGGCGGGACATGGACCGATAACGCCATGGGCGATGATATCAAACTGACGTTTACGCTATCCATCCAGCTGACCGGGAACAAGGCATCTGTGGAGATCACCGGCGCGTCCACGATGGCCGACCAGACCAGCGGTCCAAAGACTGTGTATCTGGTTGCCTTTGGTACGGACACGACCATCGTTGTACAGGTCAAAGCTACGGACTCCCTGGGCACCACGGTAACGCGGGAGATCACCATCCCCACCGTTTCGGTGCCCATGAACATGAATTTTGCCCTGCCCGGTGTTTGCTTCGGCGGCGTGGCGGAACACGAAAAGGTGGTAGAGTTCAAATGGCCTATCCGGTATTTGGGGAAAGCCTTCCTGGACTATCTTCACCCCGTTGGCAGCGTCTACCAGTCCACAGATTCCACCTCCCCGGCGGAACTGTTCGGCGGGACGTGGGAGCAGATCAAGGACCGGTTTCTGCTGGCGGCCGGCGACTCCCATGCGGCTGGCTCTACAGGCGGCGAGGCAACCCACACGCTGACCAAGGCGGAGCTGCCGGACCACACGCACACTCTGAAATACACCGGTCAGAGCGTAACGGAGGGCGTGAACGCCATCCGCCTGTATCAAGCCGCCAGTGATCAGTACAATGCGTATTCCGGCGGGCAGTCCTCCGATTGCGGGGGGCATGCCCACAACAATATGCCGCCGTACCTGGCCGTGTACACATGGCGCAGGACGGCGTAAAGGAGGGAGTATATGCCTGAAATTAAAATCAAAGTCCGCGACAAGTGCGCCGAGGGCGAGGGCGTGGTAATCTGCAACAACAGCGACTACACGGTGGCGTGGGACCTGGACGGGGAATGGACGCCTTGCGACACCAAGACCATGCGAGTGAACCTGACGGACGGCGGGTATCAGGACGTGGTATTCACCGGCAATACAGCGGCTCTGCCGGTGCTCAGCACGCCGGGCTGGGTGTCCGTGGGCTTGTATGCCGGGGATATCCACACGTCCCGGGCGGCCCGGCTTCTGGCCCTGTCCTCCGTGCTGACTCCCGGGGGTTCCCCTGCCGTCCCAGCGGAGGACGTATATGCGCAAATCATGGCCAAACTCAACGAGCTTTCTACCGTCTCCCCGGAGGATATCGCCAAAGCCGTGGAGGACTACCTGACGGAGCACCCGGCGGCCTCTGCGTCCATGCGGGTGGAGGGCGGCTATATCCAGTTTTCCGGCGATGGGAAAACCTGGGAAAACGTGATTGCCCTGGCCGATCTCAAGGGTGCGCCGGGCTCTCCCGGCTCTCCTGGTTCTCCCGGCAAAGACGGCCTAACCCCGCATATCGGCGACAACGGCAATTGGTATCTGGGCGACACTGATACCGGCAAACCTGCACGCGGCGCACCCGGCGCAAAAGGAGACCCCGGCAAGGATGGCGCGGGGATGGACGTCACCGGTGCCGCCGTCGGCCAAATTGCCGTTGTGGCTGCCGTGGATGATAATGGTGTGCCGACCGCGTGGGTGGCGCAGGATTTGCCGAGTGGGGGCGGGACATGGAAAAAAGTCGTGGATACTATCACCGAAGAAGAAGCATCGAGCATCGAGGTGACAAAAGACATCGACGGAAATGATTTGAACATTAAAAAATGTATCATCTTCACGATTGCGGCGCCATCGGCTTCTAATACCGAAAAAAAGGTGCGTATCGTTAGTATAAATAATAAACGAGTGTCTTATGAAGATGGTGGTGTATATACCGAAACCTATTTTACACAAGTAATTTTCAAGTGTAATTTTTATCCATATGTCTGGTATAGAAATACTAGATTCTTCTTTGGCTACTCAAATAATCCAGCAGGTATAACAACACTGATGGGCAACGCTGTGGAAGTCCCATTCTCATCAAGTGGAGAAAATGAGTATGAAAATATAACAGCGATCGTGCTTGAATCGAATGGAATTTTAGGAGTTGGCAGTCGTATTTTGGTTTATGAGTTAGAGGAAAGGTAAAGTCATGAGATTTTGTGAAAATGGCGTTTACCGTGACGCAACACCAGAAGAAATCGCGGAAATGGAGGAGGCTCGCCTCCGCTACGAGGCGGAAGAAAAGCACCGTCCCCTATCCACCGAGGAAGTCCAGGCTATGCTCATCCGCCAGCAGGTGAACACCCTAACCGTGGACGATGCAACGGCCCTCCGTATGGCAGCATTCTATCCCGAATGGGAAAGCGGGAAGGCCTACACGGCTGAAAATGGTTGCCCAGTGGGCTATAAGGCAGTCCGGGCCGGAAAGCTCTGGAAGCTTCGGCAAGAGCACACCTCACAGGATAGCTGGGCGCCAGGCTCTACCGGCACAGAATCCCTCTGGGAGGAAATCTGTGAACAGCACGATGGCACGAAATACGATGCTATCCCCTACAACGGCAACATGGCATTAGAAGCCGGAAAATACTACACGCAGGACGGCGTATTGTACCAGTGTACAAGGGATACCGGGAATCCGGTATCCCATGCCTTGAATGCGTTGGTGGGAATCTATGTGGAGGTGGTTGAAAATGGCTCTTGAAAAAGTGGTGTACGAGGATAACGTAACGGTTATTACTGCCGCCCAGCTGAATGCTATCCAGGATGAGATTATCCGGGTGGCGGGGAAAATCGACGCTATCGCCGATGGGACGGAGGTGTCCTACTGATGGCAAAGAAGCTCTATGAGGAGGCAAGCGTCCAGGCCATCGCAAATG